ATGAAGTTCACATCCTTGTTCAGAAGATAGGTGTAATCCCCACCACCGTTGGGATAAATGGCTAGGGAGTACACTGAGAGGAAGTCCGTCGGGCATTGAAGATACTTGTTGCCAGACGTAAGACTACCCGTCACATTCTTCCTCAGGTTGGCAATCTGCACCGTGTTGTAGATGCGTTGCTCTGCCTGACGAATGAATGTGTTTATGATTCGCGGGTTTGACGAATAATCAAAGTCATTCTCCGCGTAATCCTGAACCGTGCTGACAAGGTCTGCGTAGTTCATTCATCACCCCATAGGACCACGCGCCATCACGCCTTTGGTTGCCGCACCAGTGCCGCGAATCTTGATGCCGGTAGTCTTCTCGGCAGGGTAGTTGCCCTTGCTGATCACACCAACAGACATGTTTAAATCATCCATGACCTTCGCGCCAGATGTCGTGTTGACCTTGGGCTTGGTTTCTTTGCCAGACATGTCATGGGGCTTGGCATAGACACTGGCTGGACCAATCTCTTTGCCCTGAACTTTGTGACTGAACTTAGCCATTATCGACCCCTTCCGGAAGACTTCTGGTTCATAGCACGAGCCATGTTTCTGCCCATCTGCTTCATCTGCATACTGGTCACGCCGCCCTTTGCCATCTTGTGCATACGCTTCTCATGCGCTTTGACTTCAGCCTTGGCAACTTGTTTCATTTTGTCCATTTTCGCTCCTTATGTAACACTTACAGTTGCGTTGCCCACCAACGCCCTAGATACCAGATTGTTAGGTGTCAAAACGGCATCATAATTCCTAGACCCACCCACCGGATACCAACCCCACTGAATATCCCGTGAGCCACCTGTCGGGAACCCGGCATCTCCACCGTTGGGCGCATCCTGTAGACCGTTTAAACCAGCAGTGAAGTAGGTCGTGTCTGGACGCGGCGCTCTAACTGCTTGTGGGTCATCCACTGGGTACATGCCCAATTGCAACTGAGGATGGTCAGGAGACCAGCACTCGTTACAGACTTTCAATTGGTACAACTTTGTTTTAACAACCTCATAACGAAGCTGTTTAAGTTTAAACCGAAAACCGCAAATATCACACTGGGCAATGCTAAATTTGCCAGAGGAATATCTGTTGCCCATTAGTAAAAACTCCCACCAATGAATGTTGCTCTTGGCACAAGTCTGAGGGCTGCTTTTTCCCTGTCCTCCCCTGCTGCCAGATTGAATTGCTCGTCATAGACGGACTTCAACATGTCCAGCCTTGGCATCAATTCCGGGACCTTCATGGCGATGTAATACGCCAATCCTGCGACTAGGCAGGGGTAGAACCTGAAGTTCATATCTGCCGTCTGAATACCGTTCCCGGCATCCTGCACCCGGCGCAAACGCCAGTAAGCAAAGGTGTAGGTTTGAGAGCCGTCGGGCGTGGGCCAGACAGTAACCGCCGGTAGTTGAGGCACATACACCGTCGCCCCAGTGGTATGGGATGCTGCTGTGGTGTTGTTCTGACCACGGAATATGTTCATCAGGACATTGCCTGAGATGTAGCCGTAGTAAATGTCTTCCGAGTCAATCCGTATGTACCCGCTGGAAGCTAGGTTGTCCGTCGAACTCAGAGTGATCGTGTCGCTCGTCGAGGTAAGATTCCCGACAAGAGTTGCCCCGGCAGGACCAACCTGACCCGACAAACGCTGAATCCAGACCTGAATGGGTCTGGCTTGGGTGAGCTTGTTCGGGATTGTTGCGTAGGTCGATGCGCTGATCCGGCTGATATTTAAATCTGCTTGGAGGTTCTGCTGGTTGGCATTGGTACGAATTACATGCTCCAACAGGTCAATCGTGTCTATGGGTAGTGGATAGGTGTTTAAACCTTGCTGGAGCGTGATGGTGCCCTGCTCGATGGTCCACATGTTGATACCGCGATTTGCCCACTCGATAGTCAGAAGATTCATGGAGCGCCGTGCGGTCTTGAGGTCATAACCGCTACGCATCTCGCGCCCAGCCCTCTCCCACGCTTCTTCAGCGATCTCAACGAACTCCATGTTAAAGAGGGTTGAGCCGGTGGTAGTCATTTCTTCGCTGCCCTCATATTATCGACCAAGTTCGGGTAGGGCCTGCCTGCTGCCTTCGCCATTGCCTTAGCTTTGGACTTCTTGGCAGGAGACAGCTTTTTTGGCTTACCAAGACCTTTCGGGCGGGGCTGATCCCACACTTCCCCACCTTCTTTGAATATCTCGACAGGCTCGTTGCCATCCCGTTTTTTGACAATCTTGGGGACCTTGGACTTCTTTATTGCCCCCATTCCCCGGCTCCCCATCATAGGATTCTCCCTTTGGTCTTACCTTTCTTGGCGCAACCATCTGCCGCAGAGACATACCCGCCCTTGCGATATTTGGTCATATCTTCCAAATCTTTTAACGTGGTTATCTTTTTAGGGTTTTTGTTGGGGAGAGTCTGCATTTCATCAGCCCAATTTTTTTTGGGATTTTTGTTTGGCAAAGTTTGAGCCTTTCCCAAAATACCCTTCTCCATGCGACGCTGGTTTTTTTCCTGCGCCGCATCCATACGTGCCTGTTCAACGTCTAGTGGTGTGACAGCCATTAGATGATCCTCCCTTTGGTTTTGCCCTTCTTGGCAATACCGTCAGCACGTTTCGAGGCTTTGCCTACCATGCCGCCAGATGCGTACTTCTTGACTGGCTTGGCTTTGACCTTGCCGCCTTTTTTCATTGGGCCTTGTTCAAAACCTGCGCGGTCTGTAAACATTGGGTCAATTTCTTGGATGTATTTGCCCTGACGACCACCATAACGACCACCGGAAGCTTTCAATCCAGAATCAAGTTCTTCCAGTTCTTGTTTTCTCTTGTTCCGCATCCCGGCAACCATAGAGCCTAAAGCTCCCGCTGCAAGAATAGGCAACATGCTGTCAGAAGTGGTTGTAGCTGTTCCTGCGCGAGTTTTCCCAATAGTGTCTTCTTTAACAGGAGTACCTGCGCGAGTCTTTGCACGGGTAACAGCACGAAGCTCAGAGGTTTTTGGGGTAGCAGGAACCCTTGAACCTCGTTTCATTTCGCGGTCAAGGTCTTCAGCAGCCTCTTTGTCAGAGTATTTCATGGAAGGCTTTGCAACTTCCTTCCTAGTCTGAGTTACAGTTTTGCGAGGAGTCTTGACGGTCGTGGTTTCTTTTTCCATGACCTTTGGAGCAGCCCCACCTTCACCCACACCAGCGCCTTGAACAGCACTAGTTAGACCCGGAATATTTGATGGCGCACGCTCTTCTACTGGCTTTGGGAACATGGGAGCGCCAAAACCCGGCACACCTTTTCCTGAGTCAGTAGAGCGAATAGATTGGGGGGCAGGAGCCATGCTCTTATCACGTTCGACAGCGCCACGACCAGCACCAAAACGCTTATAAGCCTCAGACTTTGGGTCGTCAATGTTACCCATACGGAGGCGCTCAAAGAAACCAACTTTCTCATCTTTAGATGCTTCCAACCCTCTCTTCTTGTCTTCTGCTACCAAACCTTCATCTGCATATCGTTTGGTTTTCATAGGCTTTTTCATGGCTTGCTCCTAGCATTTGCCGCCGTATGCCATCTTGACTGCTTTGGCTTTGGTCTTGCCTTTTTTTGCAATGCCATCTGCCGACTTATGACCACCGGTCAGACCGCCCGAAGCCATCTTCTTGACCTTGCCGCCATACTTCATAGCGCCCATTTCAGCAGCCTCGTGTTTGATCATGGACTTAGGAGCGCCCTTCTTCTTCATGAACGTAAGCTCTTCCTTGACCTTCTTTTTTGACTCTTTCATTTCGCCTCCCTTGGCTTTCTTTGAAAGGCCAGCCTCGGAGAGACCGATTGCAATGGCCTGCTTAGGATTGGTGACCTTCTGACCAGAGGAGGACTTCAAGTCACCACGTTTAAACTCTTTCATTACCTTCTGAACCTTATCCATGCTTTGCCTCCACCAATCTGTCTAGCTTCGCGTCTAAACGGTCCAGACGATCCAATACACGATTGATGTCTGCATGGACCTCAACCTTCGTAACATATTCCTTCGCAACTTCCTCGCGAGTACGATTCAACAGGATTTGAATGCGTTGAAGTTCGTCCTTCAAAGCATCCACTTCCTTGTCTTTGGTCCTCAAGCCCCAACCGACCAACCCCAAAATAATAGTGATGGCGGTGTTCCACAGCATCATTTCCATTTCAGCAATTCCAAGCTCTCAATGATTTGTTGATACGGCTGTTCGGGTCATTGGCTGTCTTGCTGCTTGTCAGTTTCTTTTTCATCCCTGACATTCGGGCGCAAAACGATGCTTTCCGACCTTTTGCCTCGGAAGTTTTCGGGTTCGGAGCGGGAGGCTTTAAATTCATCCCCTGCTTCTTTGCCGAAGCGCGACCTTTCGCGTTCAGACCACCCTTCGGATTCTTGCCTTCTGATCTTTGCCATGCCGGAGTCTTAGCCATTTGCAACCTTTAACAAGGTGTCCTCAATCATCGGCTGAAGCACTTGCTTACCAAAATGACCGGTATGCTCTGTGTTTCCAAAATGACCAAGGTTGGTTTCAGGGTCCACATAAATCTTGAATCCTGCCTCTCTTACACGATCACAGAAGAGGTAATCCTCGCCCATATAACCGTCTGGAGTGGCTTTGAAGTCAAAAATCGCATAGTGGTTTGTCTTCTCTACATCTACCCAGTATTTCCACTCAGGATGGTCATCCATTAGCTTCTGGATAACGTGGCGACGGATAAACATGAATCCTGTGCCAATCCTTTCCACCCTTAGAAGACCGTTTTCTGTCAGTTCCACGCCGCCATGCTCGTTGTAATAGATGTCGGTGAAGAACTTCTGATCTGCCGCCCTTCGGGGATATGACCCGCATAGGACATCCCGGTCTGACCCTAGAGCCATGATCCGGAGAACGTCCTGATGCTTGAAGTGGATGTCTGAGTCAATGAACAACATCTCTGTGCAATCAGATTCCATGAACTGATTGACAAGAGAATTACGGGCGCGAGTAATGATTGAACTCCCGGAAAGATGTCCGAGATGGATAGAAAATTTGTACTTGAGAGAAGCCAGCGCAAGCTGGGGAAGCTCATAGGCAGAATGAATGCAGATCCTGCCATCGTATGCTGGGATGGCAAGGAAGAGCTTTCTTCCCGCAAGACTAAATTTCTTTTCTTCAACCATAAAACGCTACCGAAGACACTGCTGCGCTGTTGGTAATTACCAAACTTGTTTCCACAAGCACACCTTCGCCGGGGAAGAGAACGTAATTGGTCTCTGCCCCACCGATGTTGAATGTGAACAAGGTTGTCCCGCTATTTTTTACAGCAACTGTGCCCTGTGCGGTCGCGCTGTACCACAGACCCTTTATACGGGTTCTCCCGTTGTAAGCCGTGGTAGAGCCGTTAGCCGCACAAGTAGCGCCTTTAACGTCTGTTTGCATAGCCATGACGGCCTCCTATCAGACGCTTTGCTGACCAGATAGCGGATCGGCAACAAAATATTGAATCACGCCAGACATGTTTCCGGTACCTGCACTAGCGCCTACACGGGCAGTGATGTACACCATCTCAGTCGCTGACATAACTGCGCCAAGCGATGTGCCAGCGCCAGTTGCACCGGGAGTAATCGTGCCGATTACGTTGTTGGCGTTATCCAACAGACCTGCGCCAGTGTTGGTGCCGGTGTTGTAGAGCGTAAAGCCCATGTCAGTCTGACCAGTAGCCGCGTCGCCAGTGAAGGTGATCGACATAATGCGAGCGCCAGCGGGGAGAACGAGTGCCGGTGCGCCAGAAGCAGAAGAAACCGTGACGTTAGTCGAGGTTGCAGCGGCAACGTCTGCCACATAGAAAGTAGCAGCCATCATGCCAGAACCGCAATATGCGGTACGGGTCTGATCGCCACCGCCCGAACGCCAAATGGATTGGGTAGTAGAAACTGCCATGTTGTCCTCTCATGCGAGTTAGGCGCAAGCGATCTGCATGACGTTAGCCGGGTCTATTCGCAAGCACCTGTTTAAACC